CGCTGAGCGCACCAAATTCTATATTCATTCCTGTTAAAACCTGTCAAAACCTAAAGTAAATAATAGACTTTGCTAAAATAACCTGTATAAAGTTGTATAAAGATATTTAAAGTTGTAACGCATCGATGCATTACAGGTTGCGTTACAGATTAAATTTGTACTCTAGGTTGTAACGCAAAAAATGCCAAAACAAGTAATTTCGCTTACAGATTCAAAAATCAAAGCTTTTCTCCGTGAAGTAAAATCTAACAATCCCAATGGCTTAAAAACAGACATTCGGTTGTCAGATGGTGCGGGTTTGAATCTTCTAATCCGTAAAAACGGATCAATTATCTGGCGTTTTGATTACACTCGACCTGTTACTAAAAAAAGAAATACGATGTCGATTGGCTCTTATCCTGAAATCTCACTGGCTAAGGCCAGAGAATATCGGGACCAGTTCAGGGCGTTACTGGCAGAAGGTAAAGACCCGCAAGCAGAAAAGCAGGGCATTGAAGAAAAAGAACGACTCAAACAGCAAGCTACTTTTAAGTCCGTGGCTGAACTATATAAAAGCAAGCAAAGACTGGCAGAAGCTACTGTCATTCGTAATGAACGTATCTTTGAAAAACTTTATCGAGATTTAGGCAACATGCCTATTTCCGAGATTAAGCCACGTGATTTAGCCAAAGTAATTGAGAAAGATGAAAACAAAGGCTATATCGAGTCGGCTATGCGTATCCGCTCCAAAGCATCACAGGTATTTCGTTTCGCTGTAAAAATGGGTTTGTGTGAAAGGGATATTGCTCAAGACTTGGCGGGTACGATTACCCAACGAGAGAAAAAACACTATTCAGCCTTAACAGATCCGTTTGACTTTGCTCGACTGCTATTTGATATAGATAGCTATGAATCTCAGCTTGTGCATGTGAAATTTGCTTTACAACTAGCACCACTGGTATTTGTCCGCATTGGTGAGCTACGTTCTGCCAAGTGGAGTGACATTGATTTTGAAAATGCCACCTGGTGCTATACACCTTCTAAGACCGCATCAAAAACCGGGCTGGACCACATTGTACCTTTATCCAAGCAGGCGATAGCTATATTAAAAGAAGCCTATAATTTCACTAATAATTCAGATTATGTTTTCCCTTCACGATCAGACAAGCATCGGCCTATATCAGATATGTCTATAAACATGGCGCTTCGTCGCATGGGATATTCTAAAGAAGATATGACAGGTCACGGATTCCGAGCGATTGCTCGCACCTTGCTTGATGAAGTACTGGAATTTCCGCTTGATATTATTGAACAGCAGCTTGCTCACCAAGTCCGAGACATGCATGGCAGGGCATATAATCGGACGAAACACTTAGATAAAAGAAGGAAGATGATGCAGCGTTGGGCTGACTATTGCGATGAATTAAAAGCTCAATTTGCAGCGTCGAAAAATATTAATTTTAAAGAAAAAAAGCCGCATTAGAGCGGCTTATATTTATGGTTGCTTTTTACATAGCCTACAGGAAGCCATGTCATGAACCTATCATTCCAGACTGCAAGGCTTCTATCATCGCCTATTAATAGATAGTCAAAACCCTTATTGTCATCGGCGTAATGAGTCGCCCCCTCCGGCGCATTCTTCCTGATTTCTTCTAAAGTCATTCTAAGCACACCTTTTCCGGCTTACATTTACAAGACTCAACAAGAACAGAGCCTTTTACTGCATTCAGAAAATCATCAATCTTCTTCTGCTGCTCCTGGAAGGCGTACCATGCGCCATTAATAAAACCAATATATTCAGGAACAACAAAGTCAGAGATCGGCTCATACTTATTTAAATCAACATTGTATGCAAACAAATGAATTATTAATTCAATGTGTGGCAACTTCTTAAATTTCAACCTTAATTCTTCTAAAGTCATGCGGATGGCTCCTGTGCGTAGATCATAGCTTCAATATCAATATTGGCATCACCCAATAGAGATAAAATTCTGTTGTCATAAGCACAACCATCACATTCATACAAAGCATCAATTGTTTTATTTAGGTTTTGCAGTTTCTCCTTCGGCACCACTACAAACCCTTCCGGCACCGCCTGAGCTTTGGCTGCTTGCCAAGCAGACCAGCCCCAATTGATATTGTCGATAAAACGTGACGACAAGTAATTTGAGTGAAAAGCATTCACTTCAGGTTTATAAACAATGTCATCAAATTCATCTTTAGTAATTGCTCCTTGATCGAGCAACATTCTTAAATAAGCATCTTTTTCTTTCTGAATATCCATACTCACCCAGCCAATGCTGTTTTCTTGTTAAAATGTGCGTAAATCGTAGACTTCCACCAGTGCTTGTATCCGCTTTTACTCACAAAATCAGGTTCTGGAAACTCTTTGTCATCCACCATCTTGATGATTGATGCACGTGTAAACCCTGTGATTTTGCAGACTTCGCTAGTCTTGAGAAGGCGGTCTTCTTCTCCGAAGGTTTCTTTAGTCACGGCACTTCCTCCAAACTTTTCACCACACTTTCCGGCAGTTCATGCTTTGCGATGTAGCTGGAAAGCATGTGGTAGATGACATCAGCATTTGAGTCATTAATTTCTAAAATGATGCCAGTGCCATTACGAACACGCTGCCAAGTTGAAACTGTTAAACCTTTAACCACATTGGAATGAAGGTGATGCGACTCAGTAGCAATGTTGTATAAAGCGCATGTCTGACCTGCATCAAGTTTCAAATTAAAAGGCTTATCCTTGAATAACTGTTCAATGATCTCGTTAGCCACCGCCACGTTTGTTGCTTGGATTTCGTTCATTAGGCAACCTCATCCCAATCAAAGTCTTCACCGAGCTGTTCACTGTTATCTGTATCAACCAAAATCACAGAGATAACTTCCCAATCAGGCGCAACACCTTGGATTTTTTGGATCAGTTCAATTAACTCAACTTCTTCACTGTTGGTAATTGTACGAATTTGACTTGCTGTACCAAGCTTTGCTAATTCCTCACCGAAAGCCTCAATAGCTTGTTCATTAGTTAAACTTTTACGAATGCGGACTTGCCATTTTTTATTTTCCATCACGCCACCTTCTTCATCTCAACACTAATCAAGTGTTCTTCAAATTCTTTACCAAGCTCGTAAGCTGCTTGATTTCCGCCTAGATCGTCAGTCACCAACACATGATGGAGACGTTTCTTAATAAGACGATCCGTTGTATTTGCCGTGAAGCCTTTACCCACTGGTTTGACGTAATACCCCAATTTCTCAAACCAGATTCGAAAGGCTGCGGCGTTTTTAGGTTTGACTACTTTTTTCATGCGGCACCATTACTCACTATTGGTGGATTCAATTCAAAGCGACGTTTTTCTATAAGTTCCATCAATCTAGGTTGAATCACCGGATCACATGCAGACACATCGATTTCTAAAGCATCCAGCTCGGTCAGATCTGCAGCGCGTTCGATACGTACTGCCAGTGAAGGCTTTTCATTAGCATCGTTCAGTTGCACCAGACGTTTATGAATTGCATCTAGTAGTGGTTTGCGCTGTTCTTCAGTCCATGTTTTGGTGTATCGAACCAGAGTATTTGCCTCAGCTGGTGTATTAGCTTTGCTGGCACGATCTAACAGGTTAGTAAGTAAATTTTGGTATTCCTCGTCTGCATTGGTTTTGTTTTCCACAAGCTTTTCAGCTTCTTCCTGCAGTCGTTTAAGTTCAGCAATACTTAAATTGCCGGTTGATGATTCTGTTTGAGTTACACCAGATTTCTTGTTGTCAAAGAAGGATTCACGTTTTGCAGCGATACGATTAGACAGATCCTGGTAAGTAGCATCAGCAAGTTTGTTTTTATTACTTTCAAGGTTGCGTTCAAGACCTTTCAATTCGTAATCAGAATGGCACTTATCAATTGATTCAATAAATTTGGCAATTGCCGGATCGACCTCAACTTCTTCTGGTTGCTCTTCCACCTTAGGCGCATATTGCTCAGGATCCAGTTCAAGCAGTTTGTCTTCAGTCAGTTTGCATAGGTGCTGGTGATGTTCACGCTCAAGAACCTGGTGTGACATAAACACAGGGCGTAATTCCAAAACAGAATCCACTGAAGTACATGCATTAATTTGTGCAGTGAACTCGGCAATGACTGCATCGCGTTCTTGAGCCGCATCAACAGTTTCAGGTGCAGCTAAAACAAACGCATCCTGAACAATTACATCATCAGCAATAGTATTTTCAGTGTCAGCTTGAACTCTTGCCTGGTCTGTATCATCTTTAGTCTTTTTGGCTTTAGTCGAGCGTTTCTTTTCAGGCTTGAAAGAACCCTCCACTGTCAGAGGGTAGTCAATAGCTCGCCCGAGAAGTTTTCCAATAGCTTGAAGCTGCAATTCAGCATTTTCCTTATCTGCTTGTACAAAACCATAACGCACACATTCAACAAGCTTCATAGATAATGATGTGAATTCAGTATGTACAATCCAGCTCGGGTAAACCACGAAAATTTCCTGACCTTCGACCACGTCTTCGCGAGTTAAAGGTTTAGTAAACGTAATTCCTCCCAATTCCATTGTTAGAGGTTTAAGTCTTAGCTTTAGCTCACCAGATAGAACTTCTCCAACAGTCAATGCAACAGCTTCTTCCCAGATTCCAGAAAAATTCTGAAACTCAACATCATCACCATTAGCCAAAGCAACAAGCGCTTCTTTACCAGTTAAAATTTTCATGCGACAGCCTCCAATGCTTTACGTAAATAAGGATCAATTTCAGTGGTCAGCATCCATTGGATGTAGTCTTTAGGCAGTTCTTTTAGTGCCGTACCTTTATGTTTTCCAAATGGCATCATCGACGGCGTGCGTACTTGCTCGGACAGGATATAAAGCGAGTTCATATCCTTGATGCCGAGCTTGATGCAGATGTTTTTCAGAATGATGTAGGTGAACCAAATGTCATACTTGGCACTGTGAGCATTACGCAGGTAATCACGTGCCTTGATTTTGTCTGAGCTCACAAAGTAGAACAGGGCGCTCAGCGTATGGGTTTCCAGTTCAGGCCATGTGAAACGAGCTAGAGCCAGTGTGCAGATTGACTTTTCAGGCACATCGGTACGGCATTTGCGAATCGCTTCAATGTCGTAATTAATGTTATGACCAATCAGACAATCCACATCTTCAGGCAACTGGAAAGTGTCATAGCACGGTTTGCCTTGCAGATCAGATTCCAGGATGTGATGTGTTGCCATTGCGCCGTATGAGATTGGCTCAGGGCATGAGTAGAACTGATCAATAACCAAATCACTTTTAAAGAACAAGTGGCCTTGGTCAAAGATGACAGGCGCATAAGCGATTTCAATAGGGAAACCATTGATCGTATTGGTTTCCGTGTCCAAAATTATTGCTTTCATGCTTTTATAATTTCCTTCGCTAATTGGTCAATGTCTTTTTTTACGCCGTCTAATTGCTTTACTTCGATTTGACTAAGTGCATCTAAACCCAGGTGCTCACACACGGTTTTTGCATCCAGACCACGTTCATCGATAAATTCCTGAAGTGCTGCCAGCTGTTCATCATCAAGGCCAAAGAACTCAGCAGGATCGACCCATGACTTGCGCTCTTTGTCGAATGTGCAGCCCATATCAGCAGCGCGTTTCAGCAATGCAACGCGCATGTTTTTGTAATACTGGTGCTCGCTATCGATAGACTCAGTAAGCTGATTCAGGTCACTTGCATACTGAGCTTCAGCACAGCTTTGCACCCAGTTATCCAGATCCTCTTGAGCTTTGATTGCTGCTATCTGCTCAGGTGTCATTGTGTTGATGTGGTCCTTCGCCTGTTTGATCACATCAGCCAGGAAAGTAGGATTCGTTTTTAAATCAGGAACCCATACTTCACCGGTTTCGCCACCCAAGCCACCGGCATTTTTGGCATGATGAGTAGGGCATGGCTTGAAGCTGATCACACGCGCATTCTTACCTTCACCAGTGGTCACAGTGGTCAGGTATCCCATGATGTCTGCAATGCGGTACAGTTCATTTCGATTCTTACCACCCAGATCTGGACGGTAAATTACCTGGTCACCATTCTGATCTTCAGAGGCATGGGCAATGAAAACCACGTCTTTACCAGATGCAATCAAGGTATTCACGTACTGCTTAAAGATGTTGTTTGCCAGACCTTGAGCTTTCAGTTTTAGTGAGCCATCTTTTTGCTTGTTGGTCGCACTCATCATCAGATGAGTTTTGATGCTTTCCAGCATTGCCCCCACGGTATCGATCACCACAGTGTTGTAAGGTGCCAAGTCTTGTGGAGTCAGATTGGCAACATCAGACCATTGTTTAACCTGAACCACTGCACCACGGCGTAGTTCACCAGTACGATGGGCACCTTTGTCAAAGTCGAAGCTGATAGCTTTATCAGCAGTGAAACCCATCGATGTTTTACCTAGACCAGGATCGGCATAGATGTAGGTGATAATTGCTGAAACCTGTAAAGGCTGGTCAGCTGGAATAACTTGTAGTGCCATATCAACGACCTCCTTTAGGACCGTGTTTACGTGCCCAGTCTTTATATTCTTTGGTTTGGTAGAAACCGCTTTTCGACAATTCAGAGCGGAATTGAGCACGTCGAGCACTGGCTACACGTTTCTGGTCTGCCACACGTGGAGCGCGTGCAATGTTTAACGCATTGACCAGCCAAGGATTTTGTTTAGCCAGTGGAATCAGCGTCCAGCGGCCGTCGTGCACTCGATAAACTTCAAAGCCAGCAATGTTGCCTTCAGTGTGAGTTTCTGGACCATTACGACGTTTAAGCAGGTACATTTTTGGATATTCAATACCTACTCGATAGCGTTCGCATGCACAGGTCACAAAATCACTATCCGTATGCTTGAAGGCATCAATGAACTGGGAAAACTTTTGTTGAGTGTTCATAGTCAGACAGCCTCCACCAGTTTGTTCTTTTCAATGAAACCAGCGAGCAACAAGTTGATGTTGCGGTGATCGTTGTAGTCAGTGAAGTCTTTGTACAGTTCACCTTTGGTGTTAGTGATCTGGTCGACGGTCAAACAGGTGATTTCAACAGCTGTGAAATCTGAACCTGGTACGCCGTAGCTGTCTTTATGCGCTTCAAAGTCAAAGCTGACCTGGATACGAAAACCGTCATATTTGATGACAGCGATGCCAGTTGTGTCAGAAGTGATTTGAAGAGACTGCACGCCAGTTTCAGCTGGTTGAAAGTGAACCTGGTATTGAGGAGCAGTGGGTTTAGATTCATATGCTAGGGCACCGATAGAAAATGCACCGATAGCACTCAGAATTGAGACTCCTAGAATATTCGGGTTGAATCGAGAAGATTTTGTGTTCATAATTGATTTCACTCACAGGTTGGTTGTGGGTCATGCCCCGGGTAGTTACTGCTACGCTGGGGTTTCTTTTTGTCTGTGAGTTAAATTTAGTATTTACTAAATAATAAGTCAATAGTATTTGCTAAATATATTTAGTGAAAAATAAGTTTTTACTAATTTTTATGCTTTAATAGGCAAAAGAAAACCCATCACAGGGATGGGTTGTTTGGAGCTTTTGAGATGATTGGTATTACAAGCATGGGTGAGCTAATTTCAATAAAAATGGGTCAAAGGCCTAAGGGATTTCTTGTTGGCATTCTTATTACTGATCCAGAACATTTGACAGAAGAAAACCTAACAAAGATTAAACTACGTTTTCACGGATCAAACGGTCAATTAAATCAACATCGCTGCCTAAGTGCTTTAAATATAAGTCAGGACCAGATTGATCACCAGAATGATGAATCACCATTACAACTTCAAAAATTTGACCCTTTAAATTTATCCACTCACCAATTCTGGGTAAAGTTTCGAATTCGTGAGCATAGAAAGGCTCTTGGACGCCTTTTGCAATATTTATCAAAGAAACTTCAATCATAGTTTTATCCTTTATATTTTAGTTGAGACCAATGTTGGCACAAAGTCTTAAGTTTATAATATCAGGGAAAATATGCATTTATTAAAAAAGAAAACCCACCATAAGGTGGGTCGATTTGATAGGAATAAATTACTGCTTCTTGAATTCAGTAATGCTGATTGGCTTACCTGGTACTAATTCAACTACACCGTCTCCAGCTTTAAAGTGAATTGATACACCTTGGTCATTAGCTAGACGTACACCTGATGCTGCAATAGTTTGCTTTAAGTGATGAACTTTACCTGAGTTGTCTACTAATTCTGCAGTTTCAAAGTTGTCAGAAGATTTAAGCTCGAGCGTAAGATCCATTGGTCCAGTGAAGTAAATCACTTGAGTATTAGCAGGGGTATTATTAGTCGTCTTATCTTGTACAACATCATTTTGAGGTGTTGATGTGCAGCCTGTAAGTGCTAGTCCAAGTAATATTGCGCCAAGTAAGTATTTCATTAAACAAACCTTTTGAAGTGAATATATCCAAATTTATACTATTCGTTCAAAACTGACATTTGAAGGGTGGATTACATTTACCTACATAAAAGAAAACCCACCGCTTGGGTGGGTTGGAATTAGGGATGGAGTATTAAGATAAAAGAGCTCGAGTCGAAAGTAGAGTACTGGCTGGCATGATACTAGCAACACTAGCTAAAATCTCACTTTCCTTTTTAAAAGCTTCTTTATTTTCCCGATCTTCTAGCACAATTTGAATTTTTGCTTCTTCATTTAAGTTAGTTACATCAATAATCTTCCTTAATAAAATACCTGTTTTTTCTGCTTTAGGTTTTGCATAATCAACAAATTTATTACCAGCTTGAAAATTAAAATGATGTTCAGTACCTGAATGCCCCATCACTTTTGGTTTTAAAATTAAATTATCTCCGAATTTAAGAAATAAAAAATCATATATTGCATCAAGCATTTCTCTTAATTCTTGATGGTTTGTGGTTTTTGGTGAATAAGTAGTTAAATGAGATAGTACATCTAAATAACGGCCTATAGCTAAATCAACATCTTCTGGGTGAGTTTCTAGGACTAGACCTTGATTATCAAATTGCACATTATTATTTAATCTTTTAACTAACCGTTGCATTGTTTTTTCTGCATTCTCTGGGTTTGGTAAAGATTGTGCAAAGTAATTAAAATTAAGCCCAAAATCCTCTATTTTTATTAAACCGCTTGGTTTCTGGCTAATAAAATAAATAGATGGTCGACCACCAGTAAAAATATGAGGAGTGCTTACACACAAAGTATCCTCAGTAGCCCAATAAGATTGATTGCCATGTTTATTAAAAATGGAAGTTAGCAAATTATTCATAAGTCTAGCTCTCCATTGAATGGGGGAATATGATTCCCGAATATTTGTAAATTAGTTCTGGTATTGAAATCATTGAGCCAATTGAACCAGTTCCAACCAGGCGATGTTTCTCTAGCCTCACATGTTACATTTAATGCTACATAATGAGGACCATAACAAGTTAACCCTTCCTCTACATGGCTACGTTCTTCGATAGGTTGAACTTCAAGCTGCGCTGCAATATTTTGGTGGTTTTTATGGTTGAGAATCAAAGCAAATGAGTGATATTCATAATGAACTGCTCTAGTACTTAAGAATAAAAGAGAGCCACCCTGAATGGTTTCACCATCTTCATTATATACAAGATTAGTTCTCCATATATTTTTATTTGTCACCGTTGGGTGCTGTGCCATTTCAACACCTTCATATACAAATTTTTTTTGTTCCAAGAATTCTTTTAGTCTTTGATCCGGAACATTAAAAGTTCTGCTTAATTTTTGCAAAACAATACCCCTTAAAACTTCTAAAATCTTCTTTTGAGCTTACGATCTACAGTAAATTAGCCCCACCTACTTCACCCTCCAACTTGCAGGTTAAGAGACCCTCTATAGCCCCCCTAAATCTTCCTATACAACCCAACGACTTTCCCCACCAGACGGCAGTCTTCAGATAGCCTAATAATCTGTTCAGGCCAGTCGGGGTTAAGTGGCTGCAGATATTTGTTACCACCTTCAATGATCAGCTTTTTAAAAGTCGCTTCTGAATCACCTGCACAAGAAACAATAACCAGATCGTCTGTCTGCAAATCAAAAGTTTGAATATCCGGGTTCACATATATCCTGTCTTCCGGCTCAAATTTCGGAAACATGGATAAGCCTTTAACCACCAAAGCATAGCCCCTAGGACCACAGTCTTTATTTGGTGGCAGCCATTCTTCAAACTCGGTTCCCTCTGGTACGCAATCAATTCCAGTCCAGGCACCAGCTTGAACCCAGGAGATAACAGGCACAGGTCGTCCTTCCAAGCTTATTTTTTGAGATAAATCGATGTTGTTATCAAGTGTGGGAGAGGTAGAGGTATTTGAGTCTGATTGAGTTTTGCTTTCATCTAATAATTCTTCTCTATCAAGAAAGCCTGGTTCCCATCCTACCTTTTTCTCGAGATTACGAGCTGCGCGTTCACCAAAACTCCCATGACCTTTCACAAGTTGAGATATGTGGCTTGGGTTTAGATCGTAATGCTCACAAAACGCAGCATCCGAAGAAAACCCTTCAGATTTTAGTTTGGCATCAATAGCCTGGCGCAGATTGGCGCGTCTTAAAGAAATTATATCCATTTCAATATTTCATATAGTTTTTAGTAAAAAGTAAATTCGTAAATACTAAATATTCGTTGACTTGTTGAGTGATGGAAATTAGTATTTACTAAATAATCTAAATAGGAGATTGAAAATGTCTTCTGCTCAAACAGTCGACTTAAAAAACTATCTAAGTCAACTAGCCCCAAATGAAAGAAAGGCATTTGCAAAACGTTGTAAGACCTCGCTTGGTTACTTGAATCAAATCATGTATGGCAACAGCAAATGTAGCGCTTCACTTGCAATCAAAATTGATAAAGAAAGCGGAGGGCAGGTTAAGTGCGATTCGCTGTGTCCAGAGGCAGATTTTGAATACATCCGAAATCAGGCCTTATCTCTATCTGCTTAAACCCATTATCAGCCAGCAACTATTTGAAATAAACGTGAATAAAAACAGGAATTCACATGGATATATCGAAGGAAACTAAAACCGCCTTGCACAAGATGATCCACCTTTCCCAGGGGATTACACCAAAGGAAATTGCGGATGTTCTAGGCGTATCACACAAGACGGCGCTGAACTATGCCAATCCAAATATGGACCAGCATCTACCAAGCCTTAAAGCATTCGAAGTCATGCTGACCTATACGCAGAATCCTGCAGTTTTAAAGGTATGGGCGCACCAATTGGGTTTGATGCTGATCCCAGTAGCAGATGCTGAAGGTAAAGGGCATGAACTAACTGTGCTTGAGTCATTGCTGGGTATGAACATCAGTAATGGTGAAGCAAACAAGCAGGTCCTGAATGCTTTAGAGGATGGGGTGGTGACTCCAGCTGAAATGGATGAAACAGATCGAATTCTGGAAGAGATCGAGCACAATATCCAGTCATTGCGTAAAGCCATGAAAGGCCAGTGCGCCAAATATTTATCAGCTTTGCAAATGGAAAAAGCCTGACAGGCAAGGTCAGGCTTTAGAGAGTCCATAACTTAGGGGTATGAACATGAAATCAAATTTAGCACATGAACAACTGAAACCTCAAGGGCAAGTAGTTCATTTTCCAAAGAATGAGCGCAAAGCTATGTCGAATAAAGAAGAGCGCTACACCAAGATGCCTAATTTCTTGATTGATGGCCAACTCATGGCCCTATTAAGCGATAAGGCGTTTAAGTGCTTAATGTTTATTATGCGCCAAACCTTGGGGTTTGATCGTGCATCACACCAAATTGCTATTACCCAATTTCAGAAATACTGTGGGATTAAAAAACGCGACACAGTGATGACCTGTATACGTGATCTGGAAGAACTTGGTCTGATCAAGGTTGAGAGAAAAACAGGTTATTTGAACGAGTATTTTTTCACCCCTGACCAGTACCGTGAAACGGGACTAGTACCATTAAAAGGTAGTACCATCAAACGGGACGGGGGTAGTACCATCAAACGGGACGGGGGTAGTACCATCAAACG